CCCCCGTACCCCGTAAACAGGTGTTAACATGACCCCGCAAAAAAAATCCCACGAAAACCCGTTTATTACGTTAATGCGTCGCTACCGCGATGATCCGGTTGCCTTTGCCCGCGAGGTGATCGGCATCGAGCCTGACGAGTGGCAGACGGAGCTCTTAGACGCGATCGCCGCGCCCGCAGAGCGACGCATATCCGTTCGCTCTGGCCATGGAGTTGGCAAGTCGACGGCCGTCGCGATGGCGGCTGTGTGGCATGTGTTGATGCGCATCCCGAGCAAGACGGTTGTCACGGCGCCCACGTCGTCGCAGTTGTTTGACGCGTGTTTCGCGGAGATGAAGAACGTCGCCAAGCGCCTGAAGCCGCCGTTCAACGATTTGCTCGAGATCAAGAGTGATCGCATTGAGCTGAAGAGCCAGCCGGAGAGCACGTTTATTTCGTGCAGGACGTCGCGCGCGGAGCAGCCGGAGGCGTTGGCTGGTGTTCACAGCCAGAACGTGCTTCTGATTGCCGACGAGGCGTCTGGCGTTCCCAACGCGGTCTTCGAGGCTGCGTCTGGCTCGATGTCCGGCCACAACGCGACGACGGTGCTAACGGGCAACCCGACGCGTAACACGGGCTTCTTTTACGACACGCACAATCGGCTGCGCGACGACTGGTACACGATGCACGTGAGCTGCGTTAGTAGCCCGCGCGTGAGCGAGGATTTCGTTGATGACATGAAGAAGCGGTACGGCGAGGACAGCCCCGCGTATCATGTGCGTGTACTTGGCAACTTTCCCCCGTCTGAGGAGGACACGGTTATTCCGGTGTCGCTGATTGAGCACGCGATGAACAACGAAATCCGCATTGACGAGGATACGCCTGCCATATGGGGCTTGGACGTCGCACGGCAAGGAAATGACAGCAGCGTGTTGTGCAAGCGGCAGGGGCCGGTGATCCATCCTCTGACGGTCTGGCGAAATCTCGACTTGATGCAGCTCACGGGCGCTGTGAAGGCGGAATACGATGCGCTGCCGCCGTCCAAGCGCCCGATCGAGATCATCGTTGACAGCAATGGCTTCGGGGCTGGGGTGCTCGATCGCTTGCGGGAGCTTGAGCTGCCGGCGCGTGGACTGAATGTCGCGGAGAGGTCGTCGCAGAAGGACACGTACATCAACTTGCGCGCTGAGCTGTGGTTTAAGGCGAAGGCGTGGCTCGAGGGGCTCGACGTTAAGCTGCCGAAGGATGACGCGTTGTATGCGGATCTTGCGGCGCCACGGTATCACTTTACCAGCTCCGGCAAGATGCAAGTTGAATCGAAGGAGGCGATGAAGAAGCGCGGCGTTAATTCGCCCGACCGCGCGGATGCTGTGTGCTTGTCGCTGGCCAATGACCACACGACGATGGCGTTTGGTCGCGCGTCTGCGGGAAGCTGGAGCAAGCCGCTGAAGCGTAGTATTCGTGGAGTGGTTTAGTGCTGGAATGGGTTTTGCAGGTAGCAGTTCTTTTTCCAGTAAAACATTAATCCCTCATCGACCATCAACTTGATAAACTTATTTATAGTGCGTTCGGATGCGCCAATTTGAGCGCTTGCTTCTTTTTTTAGCTGCGCTCTCTTAACTTCTCCGTTATGCGCTGACATTACTTGCTTGATCACGAAAAAATAGTCTTCACGGTTGTTGAATGAACGCATTTCGTGGACTTTAGTTTTTTCGTAAACCTCGCCCCCAAGGGGCACGGTAACAAGCTTTTCCTCGACGCCATCGTTTGTGCTTATTCTTATTGGCACTTGGATACTTTCAATCTCGTATCCGTATCCGTCTATAGTGTCTGCGATGCTAGATATAAGCACGTTTAAAAGTTTGCCAGTTGATACCTGCGTTGACTTCATTGCATTGCGCACTTTTTCGGCTTTTCTACTTGCTGTGGAGAGTAGCAGCCCCTCGTGCATGCGCGGCAGCCTGTTTCCAGCTTTTTGCGAATTGCATTTTAGACAACTTAGAGCGAGGTTTTCAATATCACAACTCCCGCCGGCGCACTTAGGTACGATGTGGTCAATGTGGTATTCATTAACAGCGACCTCGTTTCTGCAATATGCACATTTATTATTCCATGCATGCCTGATCGCGTTTTTCTCTGATTGCGTTAGTTTTCTTCTCTGTTTAATCATATCGTCCTCCCGTTGCGTTGGTAAAAAGAGGGGCGTGAACCAATCGCCCCTCTAGTGCGTGATCACTGGTGAATGTCGCACCGGCTCACGCTGCCATGGTTTGGCGGTAAAAATAATGAGGTAAAAACCCGCCTCCGCACTCATGGCTTACGGTGGGCGCTTGTGAGGCGCCCATGGTGTTCTTTAGCTTTCGTTTTTACGGTAAAGCAGATTTATGCGATTGCGAACCCGTTTTTCCGTTTCTTCAAGAAATTTTTCAGTCAAGATGATTTTTGTTTTCTTGCTGTTTGCTTGAGAAAATAAATACATCCCCGTCATGAAAAACTCGCTTCTTAAGCTGTTGACTGTGCCGTGTATTTTGGCTGTCTCAAAGCGATGGAAGGTGCTTTGCATCATGCGTGACCACTCTGTCATATTCATGTGCGACAGGTCAGTGTAGATGCGATCCGCGGTTTCGAGGTCGCATAATTTAAGCTCAACGGCCATGACGTATGCAGCGCGGAACGGCGCAGATTTGAAGCGACGATCCTTTGGCTTAATAACGTCGTTGATGCGATTTGATAGCGCAAAGACATTTGTTTCTTGGAGGCGTTCAATATCGTCGATGACGACTTTCTGTCCGCGTAAAGATTTAACGCATTGCTTCAGTAGCCATTGTAGAGGCTGTAGCACGGTTGATGGTATTCCCGTTAGGTCGCTGTTATTACGATTAACGCCCTGATCGAGCACGCGGAACACGTCTTCATTTTGCACGAGCGCGACAGATGCCTCGATCGTGCATCCGCTCATAAGCACGGCGGATAGCCGATGCTGGCCGTCTAGTAGGTGCTGCGGGCTGAACACGATTGGTTCTGGGCTTAGCATCCACCGCCCAAGCTCCATTTGCTTGGCGAGGTGGCGCACATGCGACGGGCGTATGCGGCGATTGTCGGGGCTATTCATAGTTAGCCACTTTTCAGCGTGCGCCGGTGTGACCGTTAGTACACGTTGCTCAATCTCATTTGAGCGTGGTGCTTTTTTGACTTCAGATGTAATACCCATGTTTTATTCTCCTGTACTTGGGTTACTTGGCCGTAGCATCGGCCGGATTGAGCCAGACAGCTTGCCGGTGTTCTCGCAGAACAAGTCCGCCGGCATTGCGTCTGACAGCGCCTCCGCGGCTCTCAGAGCGTCGGTACACGCCTTTGAGCTTTCGAGGTACATGCGTGCTTGCAGGGTGTGCCCCTGCAAAGCGTATTCGATGATGAGCGCGTAGAAGAAAGTCATTGTCATGCTACCTTCTGCCAGTACCCGTAGACCATCTTTTCAGAGCTGTCGAAGATGTCTTGCGGTACGCCGTCGATGACTGCAACGAAGTGGCGAGCTTGACGCGCGATCACTGTGCCGGCTGGCATGTCTGAGCAACGCGCTTTACGCCCGTTAAACTTGGGTGCTTTATGCCACATCCAACCGTGCTCGACGAGGACTACGTCAAAGTCACCCCTCATAATGCCGTTGCGCACTGACTTTGGGCGACCGCTATTTTTGTTGGCTTGCGCCAAAGCTTTGTAGCAATAGTCGTAGTCGAGATCGAGCGCGATGGCCATTGCTCTGGCAGCGCAGTCGCCTGCTGTGCCTTTGCGTCCTGACGCTGCGCGCCCGCCGTCGTTGTGTGTGTAATGTTTTGACATTGTTGTGTGCCTCCCAGCACGAGTTTGATTCGGTTTATACCCTATGTTAACAAATTGTGAACATAGACACAAGCGCTATTTTCAGGCATATTCCGACCATGCGGTTCTTCCTTCCACACCGCAAGAGCTACTGGCTCCCCCGCGCGGCCTCCCACGCGCGGGGTTCCTTAGTAGCGAAAATGCTGTATTATGTGGATAAAGTGTTAAAGGAGCTCACGATGCCGAAGAAGGGGCTGTATGCGAACATACACGCTAAGCGTAAGCGGGGCGAGAAGATGCGCAAGGCTGGAAGTAAGGGCGCGCCGAGCGCGAAGGCGTTTAAAGCTGCCGCGAAGACTGCGAAGAAACCGAAGAAGAAGGGTAAGAAGTGATGTGATGTTTACGGCGTTTGTTCTCTTATGTGCGCAAAATTACTGTTTCGCTGTTGGCGGGCCAGCATTTGCAAGCGAGAACGAATGCATTGCGGATTTTATGCAAAACGGCGTCATTTCGATGCAAGTGCGTTATCCGACATACACCGTCATGCAAGTGAAGTGCTACGAGTGGGAAAAGAAAGTTGAATCGTAATGCCTAAGCAAAAAGATGCTCGGCTATCTCGTGTCGGCGTATCTGGCTACAACAAGCCGAAGCGCACCCCCAAGCACCCGACGAAATCGCACGTCGTGGTGGCAAAAGAAGGCGACAAAGTTAAGACGATCCGCTTTGGCCAGCAGGGTGTCAGCGGTGACAAGAAGTCTACGGCGCGCAGCAAGTCGTTTAAGGCGCGCCATGCGAAGAACATAGCCAAGGGCAAGATGTCCGCGGCTTATTGGGCAAACAAGGTGAAGTGGTGATATGGCAAACTTACTTGATGACATTATAAAATTTGCATTGCGCCAGCGTTATCCTGAAGTAACGCCGCCGGTCACTAAATTCGACAAGAAAAAAGGCAAAGAGTACTTAGCTAAAAGCGAAAGCCCAGAAGCCAAAGCTGTAAAGCAATTACGCGACGCCACGCAGCGTCGGATTAATGCTGGCGACTATGATCCTTATTTCAACATCGCCGATCGTTTCACTGTTGACCGGTACAAGTATCCGGTCGCATCGCAGCCAAACCAAACGCTTTCCGTATTGCCGGCGAAACAAGAGACGATTGATAAATATCGGAAACTTTATGGCAATCCTCAGTCGAAAAGAAACCTTCTTGAGGCATACGAAAAAGGCATCGATCGACCAGACACATCTGACTGGTATTTTATGGGGCAGCTTGAGCAAGAATTCATCAATGAATACGGTGAAGAGTTGGGCCGTAAAAAATTCCAAGAAATGTTTGCCGATCCTATGGCCGCATGGACTGGTGGCGCCGATCCGCAGGCAAACTTTTTAATGGCGTCTTTTGACAACTATCGTAAGGCGCAGGGCTCTAATTTACCGGAAAATACGTTCAACTATCCGTACCCAATCGGAGGTCGTTTTTTGGGTAATAATGCTAAATCGGCATCCAAAATTGAAGCGGCAGGCGGTATCAACCCAACGACAAACCCAAAACGCTTTAACTTCTCTACAAATTTCCAAGGCGCCGGCGATCGTGCGACGATGGATGAGCAGATGATGACTATTGGCTATGGCATGCAGGTGCCGACGCCAAAAACATATGGCGCCGTCGAAGAGGTTGCTATGGAGCTTGCCGACAAAAAGGGTGTTACGCCCATGAAGTTTCAAGAAGTCGTCTGGCATGGAGGAACTGGAAAAGAGGGTAAGCCTATGATTCAGTTCGTCAATGAAGCGATCGAGCGCACCAGCGCTATCACCGGATTAACGCCAAAAGAGGTTGTCCGCGGTATGGTCAAGGGTTCTATTCCTGTTTTCGGTGTTGGAGCTGCCGCGCCAATGACAAACGATATTCTTAACTACTTCTCTAATATAGAGGGCAACGGTTCCTGATGGCTAACCCGTTAAAATATGCACGCGGTTTACTAGATTTGTTACACTTCTCAGATGAAGTGCGGCCTGTCATTGACCCAATGAAGCATTTAACGAACCCTAATATTCGTGGGGCAGAGGCTTCGCTTGCCCGCTCTAAAGTAAGAACATCGCCTTTTCGGCAGGAGCCAAAAGAGTTTTACGATCCCTACCCGCCGCAAAGTTATTGGGCGTCTGAAGGTTATAAGAAAGAGCGCGGTTTAGGTGAAGCAATTCACACGACACGCCAGCCGGTCGAAGGGTTCTATGATGTAAGTGAAGACGCTGACAAATTTTTACCTGTCGCGCGTGAAAAAGTTGATGACGTTCTTTCTACGTTTGGGATAAACATCCCTCCGAATGAGCGTGCAGACTTGATCATATCTGAAACGATGGATATGGCAAAAGTCGCAAAATACCTCGGCCTGCAAAACCGCAAAGCACGGCCAAATGTTTACACCCAGTTTAACCCTGTCGTTCCGGAGTTTGTGAGGCCTCCGGAGGGTCAGTTTATGAGTATTCTCGATTATTTGGAAGGATTAGAGAAATGACGACACTTGTTTACGAAATGGAGATGGATGATTTTGGGAAATCACTTCTGGAAAGCGATCCATCTTTTAAAATAGAAATACTTGAAACGTTAGACAGCGAAGAGCCACTGCTCTTAAAATACAAAGTCAAGGTGACTGAAGAGAGGCCTGATGAGTGACATCCGCAAGAAGATTTCCCTAGCATACGACCAGATCGATCCATACGCCCGTAAGCTAGTTTACAAAACCGACGACCAAGGTCGCACATACCGCGATTTTGGCGACTACCTATACACCGAAGACCAGCTTTCCAGCTTCATGGATTACATGAACGCCGAGCCTAACATGTTCAACGCACGCCGCGGTACGGTACAGTCGCTTATCGATCAGGGGCGTGATCCTATGGAAGCTGTCGCGATGTCCAAGGTTGCTGAGATGGTGCCGGTTGCAAATGCCCCATACGTTGCAGACGATCTCTATGGCGGCTCTAGAAAAGTTAGAGACGCATACCAAGAGGGACGCCAGCTCGACATGCTTGGCCACATTGCAATGCTTGGCCTAGATGCCGCGCCATTGATATACGGCGGATTCAAAGGATTGCAGCTTGGGCGCAGGGCAATGAAAAACGACGCCGCTAAAATGGCAAAAACACCTATGTCGATGCGGAGGCAGCCACAGCTTAGCTCTGGCCTACTTGCCGACGTCGAAGGTTATTTGAGCAGATAGGAGCCGTACATGGACTACGAAATCAACGAACTGGCGGCGCAACTAGAAGCCGAGCTAAACCCTAACCAGATGGACGACGACGAGCTGCAAGGCATCGTCGGCAAAGAGATCGACGACGCAATCGATTTTATCGACAACTGGATCAGCCCCACACGCGCGACAGCCACGCAGTACTACCGCGGCGAGCCGTTTGGCAATGAGGAAGAGGGCCGCAGCCAAGTTGTTAGCATGGACGTGCGCGACACCGTGCAGGCGATCATGCCGTCGCTGATGCGCATATTCCACGGCACTGACCGCACTGTTGAGTACGCGCCCCAAGGGCCGGAAGATGTCGCGGCTGCGAAGCAGGCGACAGAATACGCGAACTACATCATCAACCGCGACAACAACGGCTTCCTGCACATCCACGCGGCGTTCAAGGACGCGCTGATCCGGAAGGCTGGCATACTGAAGTGCTACTGGGACGACCAGACGCGCTTCGAGACGCACGAGCTTACCGGACTTGACGACAACGCGCTCAGCGCGATTATGGCCGACCCTGATGTCGAAGTAGACATTGTCGCATCTGAGCCTATCGGAGAGCCCCAGATTGACCCCATGACCGGCCAGATCATGCCCCCGCCTATGATGCACGCCGTGCGGGCGACTTACACATATCCGGATGGCCGTGTGAAGCTAGAGGCTGTGCCACCGGAAGAGTTCCTAATTTCGCGTGAAAGTAAATCCCTTGAGGACGCCGACTACGTCGCGCACCGACGCATTGTGACGGTTTCTGAGCTTGTGGCTATGGGCTACGAGTACGACGACGTCGCGTCGCTTGGATCGTCATACGACGACATGGAAACCAACATCGAGCGCAGCACGCGAAACCGCGCTCTAGCGAACGAAATGAACGAGCGCAACGATCCGGCAATGAAGAAGGTGCTCTACGTCGAAAACTATATCCGCGTTGACTACGACGGCGACGGCATTGCCGAGCTGCGTAAAATTTGCACCGCCGGCGACGGCAAGAAGATACTCATGAACGAGCCGTGCGCGATGCTGCCGTTTGCCGTGTTCTGCCCCGATCCCGAGGCCCACGACTTCTTCGGCATGTCAATCGCGGATACCGTCATGGACATCCAGCGTATTAAATCGTCGATCATGCGTAACACGCTTGACAGTTTGGCGATGTCGATCCACCCACGCGTCGCAGTAACCGAGGGCATGGTCAACATCGATGACGTCATGTCGACAGAGGTCGGCGCCATCATCCGCCAACGTTCCGCCGGTCAGGTGCAGCCACTGTCTATGCCATTTGTTGGCCAACAGGCATTCCCAGTTCTGCAATACATGGACGAGATCAAAGAGGCCCGCACAGGCATCTCAAAGGCGTCTATGGGCTTAGACGCGGGTGCTTTGCAGTCATCCACCGCGGCAGCGGTAAACGCGACTGTGTCGAGCGCTCAGCAGCACATTGAGATGATTGCGCGTATTTTTGCCGAGACAGGCATGAAGCAGCTCTATCGTATCGTGTTGCACTTAATCACGACGCATCAGGATCAGCCGCGTATGGTTCGCCTGTCAAACGAGTTTATCCCGATTGACCCGCGCACTTGGAACGCCAACATGGACGTCTCAATCAACGTAGCACTTGGCCGCGGTACGGACACTGAGCGCATGATGATGCTGCGACAAATTGGCGAGATGCAGAAAGAGGCCATGGCGACCATGGGGCCAGTTAATCCGTTGACCGACATGCAGAAGCTGTCAAACACGCTGAAGGCGATGACAGAGCTTGCAGGCTTCAAGGACGTCTCTCAATTCTGGTCAGACCCTTCACAGTTCCAAGCGCCACCACAAGAGGACAAGCCAGACATCAACGAGCAGCTTATTCAAGTGCAAATCCAGCAAATTCAGGCGGACATCCAGAAGAAGGCTGCCGAATTGCAACTTGGCCGCGAGAAGATGTTTATGGAGGACGATCGCAAGCGCGACGAGCTGGAGGCGGAGCTATACGTCAAGGCAGAAGAGATGCAGGCGAAATACGGCACGCAGCTTAACGTCGAGAAAATCCGGTCGGATATGGCGATTAATCGCGAAGTGATGAAGGCGCAAGCCGATCTGATTAAGGATGCAGCGCGTGAAGAGTAAGCAACAAATCATAGACGACGGGCACGAGGCTGCCCGTCTTATGCGTGACACAGATTTCATTCGTTTCATGGATGAGATCGAGCAGGATTGCTGGGAGGAGTTCAAGGCAACTGAAGCCAGCGATAACGGTGCCCGAGAGGGCATTTACATGAAACTGCGCGGCGTACAGGCGGTTCGCCAGAAGCTGCGTGCAATGGAAGATAATGCGACTATTGAAAAAAAGACAAAATAGCGCATAATATGGAGTTTAAGGATGTCAGAAGCCAACAACCCGTTAGGGACTGATCTGAATACCGCACAAAATGCAATCAGAGCCATGATCGCGCCTGAAGAGGATACCGTGACGGAGCCTGATGCGCTTGAGGCCGAAGCCGTAGAGGCGGACGCCGAAATGCCAGAGGACGCTGAAGAGTACTCTCAAGAGTACGATACAGAGTACGAAGGCGATTCTGAAGCTGAAGAAGATGCCAGCGAGCAGGACGACGCATCCTTCGACTTACTATCGGCCACGGTCGAAGTAGATGGAGAAGAGATTACCGTCGAAGAGCTTAAACGCGGAAATCTAAGGCAGCGGGATTATACACGCAAAACTCAAGAGTTAGCTGAAGCCCGCAAGGAGCTCGAAGCAAACTACGAAGAGATACAGCGTGAACGTGCTCAATATGCTCAGATGTTGCCTGCGTTGCAGGAGCGTTTGCAGCAGCCGGTCGAACAGGAGCCAGACTGGGACACTCTGTACGATACAGACCCCGTGATGGCAGCGAAGGCAGAGCGCCAGTGGAAAAAGCAGCAAGGCGAGCGTCAAGCTCAATTGCAGGCGGTTGAAGCTGAGCGTCAGCGCATGGCGGGGTTAGAACAACAGCGTCTGGAACAGATGCAAGCTCAATACTTCGAACAGCAGCGCGAATTACTGCCTGAACTCATTCCTGAATGGCGTGACAATTCCGTCGCGTCTAAAGAGGCCAAAGACATCCGCGGTTTCCTCCTGAAGGAGGGTTTCAGCGAACAAGATGTCAATGGTCTAACGAATGCTACGCTTGTGAAGTTAGCGAGGAAAGCGATGTTATACGATCAAGGTCAGACACGCGCAACGGAGGCCAAGAAAAAGCCGAAGACGCAGAAGACCAAGACACTCAAAGCTGGTTCTCGTGGCTCGCAGCCTCGACCAAAGACAGGGCAACAACAAGCGCTACAGCGCGCACGAAGTACTGGCCGCATCGCAGACGCTGCGGCTGCAATTAAAACCTTACTCTAGGAGGCCATTATGGCAATCGTAGCAAATACATTTACATCGCACGACGGTGTAGGTATCCGTGAATCACTTGCAGATGTGATCGCGAACATTTCACCTGAAGAGGTGCCATTTCAGTCAAACGTCGGCTCAGAAAACGTAGCCAACACATATTTTGAGTGGCAGACTGACAGCTTGGCGGCAACTTCGACAACAGGTGTAATCGATGGTGATGACGTGTCATCTTTCGACAGCACTTCAGCGACAACTCGTGTGGGTAACTACACACACATCCGTCGCCGCACAACTATCGTTGCAGACAACTTCTCAGCGCTAGATACTGCTGGTCGCAACGACGAACTAAGCTACCAAATCGCAAAGCGCGGTAAAGAGCTTAAGCGCGACATAGAAGCAGTTTTGACTGCAAACAACGCGCAAGTTGCTGGCAACTCTTCAACAGCTCGTGAGACAGGTGGCTTGGGCGCGTGGATCGCGTCAAACGCAAACGCTGGTACAGGCGGTGCGTTGGCAACTGGTAACGGTACTACTGCACGTACAGACGGCACTCAGCGTGATTTCACTGAGACAATGCTGAAAGACGCAATGCAGCAGGCATTCGTTTCTGGCGGTCAGCCAAGCATCTTGATGGTAGGCCCACACAACAAGACAGTTGTGTCAGGTTTTGCGGGTATCGCGGCACAGCGTTACCAAGCGCCATCAGACGCGCCAACAACTATTATCGGTGCGGCTGACGTGTATCTGTCAGACTTTGGGACGCTAAATGTGGTTGCAAACCGCTTTAGCCCAGAGCGTACAGCATATCTACTTGACCCAGAGTACGCATCTGTATGCTACCTACGTCCAATCCAGAACGTCGAGCTTTCGAAAACTGGTGACGCCGAGAAGTCAATGGTTATCGCCGAGTTCGGCCTAAAGGTAACCAACGAAGCGGCACACGCAGTTGTTGCGGACTTGAACGTATCATAAGACTGACGGGGCGGCTTCGGTCGCCCCTCTCACTTCTGGGAGATAGGCATGCCACAAAAGAGATTATTTGGACACGATCCGCTCACCGGCATCACACAATATTGGCACGTTACTGATAAGGGCGAGTACGTGATCGAGACGCAGCAAGACGTCACAGCGATCGCGGAAGCAAATAAGCGTCAGTACAACGATACCCCCGACAAACACCGCGACGTCAACAAGGTGGCGTCAATACCATTAAACGTGTATTATGACCTCAAGCGAAGAGGTATTGCGGACGATCCGAAGAAGTTTAAGCAGTGGCTCAACGATCGAGACAACAGAGTATTTAGGACAAGGGCGGGCACGCTGTGAGCATTACAACTTATTCCGAGCTAAAGACTGCGGTCGCTAACTGGTTAAATCGTGACGACCTTACAAGCGTCATTCCGGATTTTATCGCTCTTACTGAAGCCGACATGGATCGCAAGATACGTCACTGGCGTATGGAAGAGCGTAGTACAGCAGACATCGACGCGCGCTATACGCAATTGCCAAGCGGCTTTATGGAGGCTGTGCGTTTCCACTTAGACTTTGATGAGCGCCCAATTGACCTCGTGACGCCGGTGTTCATGCAAAAGCAGAGGCAGTCAAACTCAGACACGTCTGGGCGCCCCTTGTATTACTCAATAATCGCTGGTCAGATTGAAGTGTGGCCAACACCTGATAGTGCATACACAGGCGAGCTGTACTATTATGCGCGCACAACGCCGCTCGATGATAGCAACACTACAAACTGGATACTTGATTATTTTCCAGATGCATATCTGTACGGCGCGCTCGTGCACTCAGCGCCTTACCTTGTTGACGATCAGCGCACGCAAGTGTGGGCGTCGTTGTACCAAAACGCAATCGATGGTATAAACGCTAACAACGAAAAGGCCAAGTTTGGCGGCTCAGGCTTGCGCATGCAGGTCAACACATTCTAGGAGAAAGACATGGCAACCATTTCAGATTATGTGCTAGACGCCGCACTGTCCAAGCTGGACTTAGAGGCAGATCGCATAGACATTTGCTCACAGGAGCCTACGACATACACAGAGGCGACAAGCACCTACACGCTAGGCAACAGCACCTCAGTATCGTTTGGTACGCCAGAGGACGGTGATACGTCAGGTCGCAAGACAGCCTGCGCAGCGATCTCAGACGGCACTGTGACAGGCACAGGCACTGCAACGCATTACGCGATCACAGACGTATCTGAGAGCCGCCTGCTTTGCACAGGTTCGCTTACAACGTCACAGTCAGTTGTGTCTGGTAATACTTTTACTGTAGCCACGTTTGATGTGGAAATCCCTGATCCAGCATAGGTGTAAAACATGCATAAGTATGAAAGCCGCGTTAAGGTAGCGACATCTGCAACTGGTGATGGTTGGACAATTGCACTAGGTGCGGCTGAGTCTGGCTTTCAGTCTTTTGCTGATGCGGGCTACAAGGAAGGCGACACATTTCCATACGCTATAGAGGATGACAATGGAAATTGGGAAGTAGGGATAGGTGCTTACGGCTTTAACATACTTGGGCTAGAAGAGCATAGTTCGCAGTCTCTTGGCACCGCAGGATCAATTGATACACTCGGGGCTATTCAGCTTTCAGATGATGGAACAAAATTATTTTACAAAGATCAGAGTTCTTATTTAATTTGCAGACCATTATCGACGGCATATGATCCAACATCAATTGGGGCTGCTACATCCTCTGTATCAATTGCCAGTTCATACTGGTGGATAATCGGAGACTCTGGGAGAAAGCTATATTATGGCCAGTCTAACGGGATAAGGCAAAGAACTTTATCCACTCCATATGACCTATCTACTGCATCAAGTGCATCGTTGGCGTATTGGCCAGTAGACATCAATGGCTTTTATACATATTACTTGCCGATAAGTTTCTCGGATGACGGGACTAAATTTTTCTATGTAGGGGAATATGAGCCAGAGTATTCTGGTGAGTTAGAGCAAAACGAATATTTTATTGGTTACGCCACTCTATCAACGGCTTGGGATGTAACAAGCACAGTTGATTACTATGCAGATTTAACATCTACTACTTTAACAACTTCAAACGGTAATGACTCACATGCTCTGATGGGTATTGCGGGGGCAAGATTTTTTAACGATTTAAAAGTTGGCCTTATGGCTAATTTATCTTCATTCATAGATCAGGGTTTATGCCAATATCGCGGTGATAAAAACGACAGTTCTAATATTGCTAATACAGGAATAATTACAGATATAAGAGAAAAACTTACGGACAAGCCTATCAATGAAGCAGATAGTATTTACGGCGATCCTTGGCTTGCAGACAATGGTAAGAAGTTATTTTACGCGATAAGACGGGGGACTTTTAGATTCTGGGAATTAGTTAGATTTGATACAAATTGTGAATTTAATCAAACAAGCATGACTAGAAAGGTCATATCGAGTTCAAACAACAACAATAGAATAAACCTGTCAGGAAGCGCAAAAGTTTTTGTGACCCCAAATCAATCTGACTTTAACGGAGTGGTGCAGGGTAATGTCACGACAACGATTACGGACGATTTTGAAGTACATAAGTTAGACTTGAGTAGCGGGACTTTCTTTGAGCCTAAATACACACTTAAGGCAAAAGATCAAATTTTTGAATTTACCAATATACCAGAGCATGGCGCTCCTCTTGTGTTCAGCGTAAAGGTTGCGGGCATAAGTACGTCAACTAAGACCAAAACTTTTGACAACTTAGCATATGATGGAACGGCTTCTGGTTTAACAACAAACACAAGTCTACCAAGAGATATATTTTTCAAACCAGATGGAACTGAACTTTATGTCACTGACTATACAAATTGCCAAATAGATAAATATACTTTGTCTACAGCTTGGAGTTTAGCAACTCTTTCTTACAGCGCGGGCTACACGCTTGATACTTCGCAGCACAGTAGGGTTTGGGGCTTACACTTTAAGCCTGATGGAACAAGGGTTTATGTAACTGGTTATAACGACGAGTCAACGCACCAATATGATTTATCAACTGCTTGGGACTTAAGTACTTTATCACACGCAGGGAGCGGGCCAAGCGAGACATCTCATGTAGATGCAGTTGGCATAAGTCTTAGTGAAGATGGAAAATTGCTTTTTGTTGCTTACAGGCAAGCTACTCCATCCGCTTATGGGGGTGATATATATACCTACGAACTAACCACACCTTGGGACATAACCACAGCAGTGAAGGATCATACAAGAGGGACAAGTGGCATTTCAACAAATGCCTATGCTTTTTTCATGTCGGAGGACGGATATAAAGTGTATCACTCTGAACAAGGAAGCAGTTTTTATATGACTGTTAGTAAATATCCTTATATGGGAAGCGATGCTAGTATAGGCAATCCCACCTTGAGCTATAGAAAAGAAGGATTTGACCACTCTTCCATTGCCACTAACGTATGTTACGCCATGTTTGCCGCGTTTGATTATTTTTTCTCCTTACACAGCAACGGCACTATTTATCGCTATACATATTCTGGCAGTCGCCCAAAGCGCGTTTATTTCTCGCACATGTCTGGCAATATTAGATTTGAAAATGCCCAACCCGCGTCAAGTACGTCAATCGCTCCTGATATTTATACATTCATAAAGCATTCAGGGTCGCCTACTTTCTACGCCATTAAGACTGCCCACCAGCCCACATTGGACTATTTTGGGCCACTGGATACATAATGTATAACGCTCATAGGCATATCGCAAAAGGTACGTATGATGAATTGGCGATGGATTTCGTTGCTGATGCCCAAAACACTGCGGGTCTTAGTTTGACTGTTCCATCAAATGTAAACGCTGGTGATCTAGCAATTGCGTACTCCTCAACGGCGACAGGGCCAAGCCCAACTGTTTATTCAGGTTTTACTCAGATTGCCAGTTTGAACTCAACATTCGAGGATATGTTTCAGTATAAAATTATGACTGACGCTGATTTAGGTGCAACCTTTACCAGAACGAATGACAGTTATGATGTTGCGATGATGATTTTCTATCGTGCGGTTAAGGGAAGTTTCACATCGGTGACAGTATCAGACATAAATAATGCGGGGCAAACAAGTGGGATACCAGCGGATCAGACGGTAGATGTTGGTTATCCGTCCGTCGTTGTTTTTGTTTCGGGATGTTACGGTTCCAGCTACAGCAATGACGGTGACATCTTAAGTGGAAACACTCCACTCTCATCCTACGGAAATATTAGAGCGATAGGCGAAAACGGCAACCAAATAAGGATGTATCATTTCGAAAACAACACTATTGCTAGACCTTACACTATTTCTATTAATGGTGATTTTGGTAATTATAATAGGCTTATGAGTTGCGGCTTTACATTTACCTAGGGGTTCCAAGATGTATTTATATTTAGAAATGCCGACACTAAGGCAAGATGGAACAAAAACTGGCGGGGGCATTGTTTACCCCTATGACCTAAAAGACTTAGTTTCTGACTTGGCAAGGTATGGGCAATCTTTGCCGTCAGATCACACAGAGGCAGACCTAAACAGTCGCGGTGTTTACAGCGTTTCATATGCTGATGCTCCAGAATACGATAAATTTTCTCAAAACTTAGTCTCTTCAACAACCCCTGAGTTAATAGATGGTAAGTGGAAGTTGACTTATACAGTAGAAAACAAGTCACAAGAAGAAGCGGAGGCAAGCGTTAGATCACATCGGAATTTCCTTATTGCCGAAACAGATTGGTGGGCTGGAAGCGATCACACCATGACACAGGCGCAGTCAGACTATAGAAATGCATTAAGGAATGTCCCGCAACAAGACGGATTTCCATACTCCGTTAGCTGGCCCACAAAGCCGTAGGTGCATAGATGTTTGGTTTTTCCGCATTAGCTGAACTTGCAATAGGTGATGATGGCCCAAGTAGCGTTGTCAGCCTTACACTTGATAGCATAAGCACAACACCTGTCGTTGACAGCGCGTCCGTCTTTGAAAATGAAACGATCCCTGCCACCGACATTACGGCTGGTGTTCCTGTTGTAGACAGTGCAAGCGTAACGGTTGTTTATAACTTTAGCGCGGATGACATAAGCACAACGCCTGTCGTTGACAGCCTGAATGCGTCAGTAATAAGTAACTTTACGCCTCAAGAGATTACTCTTGGCGCACCCATTGTGGATGATGTTGCTGCGGCAATAACCTCTAACTTTGTACCGCAAGGAATTATTCTTGGCGCACCTACAGTAGAGGCTGCAACTGTCGCGGTTATCTCTAACTTTGCCCCTGTCAGAATAGAAACAACGCCTGTCGTTGACGTACTGCCATTCTTCCAAGAATACGCGCTGACGATGGTAGAGATCACTGCGGGCGTACCGACACTGCCCGCACGATTTGTTTGGGACTATCAGGAGCCTCCCACCGACAGTTGGACAGATCAGGCCGATGATGATAGTGTATGGACAACGCAGGCTGACAGTAGCGACACTTGGACGGAAGCTACGGAGCCAACAGATATATGGACTGATGTTACTGACCCAACCGACACATGGTCAGAAGCTGCATAGGAGACTTAGATGGCTGATACAACGACAACAACGTATGGTCTAACCAAGCCAGAAGTGGGAGCTTCTGCTGACAGTTGGGGTGACAAAATCAATACCAACCTAGACACCATTGATGATCTTCTTGATGGAACTACGCCTATTGCTCCAAACCTGACTGCGGGTTCTTGGGAGATTGGTGGCTTTGCGGTTACAGCAACTGCGGCTGAGTTGAACATCTTGGCTGGCGCGGATATTACAACGGCAGAGCTTACTGAGCTTGGAGACTTTGCGGGCATATTCACTATGCCAACTTCTGACGGAACAAGCGGTCAAGTTTTGCAAACAGATGGTTCTGGGGGTCTTTCTTTCGCTGATAGTAGTGGAGGCGTCACTGGCCCAGCATCCTCTACAGATTGGGAGATTCCACGTTTTAACGGTACAACGGGCGATGATCTTGAGGGCAGTGGTGCAGTAATAAATGCACAAACTGGGATTGTAATTGTGCCTGAAGGTGCCGAAACAGGCGGTAGTTATGCAACTTTATTAGGTGTCAACAATTTTGATAATAGTGCCGCCCAATCAAATGCCTATATTGCTTCAGTCGGTCACGACATTATGATGGGTTACACAACAGTCGGAGCGTACAATGGCGGCGGGGCGTTTCTAGGTAGGGACTTATGTAGCTGGTCGCAATCAACTGGTAGCCCGACAATGACGCGGTTCCCGTCCGTAAACATCGGACAGGCAAACGTATATCAGTCGTCAGTCACAACAACAGGAGTGAGTTTTGACTTAAGGCAGTCTGTTGTTATCGGATATGATAATATAGCTTCCTCAACCCAAGTGCCGACTACAGTATCAGCACAAAGCACAGTTCTTATTGGCGAGTCAAATATGAGTACGCAAAGAACTGGAAACATGACTGTGGACTACAGCGTAGGCGTTGGATATGGAAATTATAGCCCGTGGCTCAATTCAACAGGCGCTTACACCACAGAATATAATTACGCGATTGGCTCTTCTAACTTCAACGGATACATTGCCAGCAATTACACCTATGACGCCTCATATAATGTTGCGGTTGGCAATAATATTCTTTCTGGCATAAACGCAACTAGCAATGGCACCGCAACTTACAACACAGGTATTGGTCGTTCGGCCCTCAGTGGCAACGGCGGCGGTACAACGTCAAACAATACTGCTGTAGGTTATAACGCGGGCACTTCACAATCACCCTCTGGCAACATTACTGGAAGTAGTAACAAAATATGTCTGGGTAATAACAGCATCACAGATGCTTACATTCGTGTTTCTTGGACAGTTACATCAGATGAGCGCGATAAAGCGGATAAGACTAATTTTAATCTTGGTTTAGACCAGATTAACCAGATTAATCCTATTTCATTCAAGTGGGATATGCGATCTGATTATTATGAGTTTGATGAAAATGGCAATGTTACAGAAAAGCCAACCCCAGATGGAACCTATAAAAAAGAACAAGAGTACCTTGGTTTCTCCGCGCAAGAGTTAAAAACCATCTTTGATGCAGCGGGCGCACCAGCAAAAACCATCGTAGACGACAGTGATGTTGAAAACTTGAAGCTAAAAGAAAGCGCATTGCTGCCAGTTATGGTAAATGCGATCAAGCAGCTTTCAGCAAAATGTGATAGCCTACAGGCACAGATTGATGCAATGGGAGCATAAAAATGGCTCTAATACCCCTCAAAATCCCAGCGGGGTTTTACAGAACAGGCACTGACCTTGACGCTGCGGGGCGCTGGCGCGACGGGTCGCTTGTTCGATGGCGTAATAACTCGCTTAGACCGATTGGTGGGTGGACTGAAAACACGCTGATTGGCACAGATGGCGACTTGGGCATGACAAACACCCCACGCGCCATGCACACTTGGCAGGCGATTGATGGCACGCGCTACATAGCGGCTGCGTCAAACAATCAGCTTTATGCGGCACTTGCGAGCAACACGACATACGACATCACGCCGACTGGTCTGACAGCGGGTCAGGTTGATGCAGTATTCAATACTGGCTACGGATACGGTGCATACGGGCGCGAGACATACGGCACAGCCCGCACAACTGGCACGTTGACTGAAGCGACAACGTGGAGCTTGGACAACTGGGGCGAATATCTCGTTGCCTGCTCATCTGCTGACGGTAAGCTGTACGAATGGCAGCTAAACGGCGCAGTTACAGCAGCACAAATCTCAAACGCGCCAATAGACAACCTTGGCTTAATCGTTACAGAGGAGCGCTTCCTGTTTGCGCTGGGCGCGGGCGGCAATCCCCGCAAGGTGCAGTGGAGTGATCGCGAGGACAACACAACATGGACACCAGCATCCACAAACGAGGCTGGCGACATTGAGTTGCAAAGCTCTGGCGAGATACAGACAGCGATCCGCACACGCGGGCAGACGCTAATCCTGACTACAACATCGGCACATACGGCGCGATACATTGGCCCACCCTACGTTTACTCTTTTGAACGTGTTGGAACGTCATGCGGCCTGATTGCCAGAAACGCTGTGGCAGATGTTGATGCAGGCACGTTCTGGATGGGTCAGCGCGGCTTCTTTGGCTTCAACGGCAATACCGTTTCAGAGATACCGTGCGAGGTTCACGATTATGTTTTTGGTGATCTGAACACCTCTCAGGTTAGCAAAACATGGGCCTTGGCAAATGGTCAGTTTGGCGAAATCTGGTGGTTCTACTGTTCGTCAGGCTCTAACGAGATTGATCGCTATGTGGCATATGATTACAAAGAGGGCCACTGGCTAATCGGCAATCTATCCCGCACATGCGGTGTTGAGCGCGGCGTGTTTACCTATCCCATGCTGATTGATGGAAGTGCGGTAGTTTATGACCATGAGCGCGGTTTGGCGCACAGTGGCGGGACAGTCTACGCAGAAAGCGGGCCAATCAGCATTGGCAACGGCGACAACATCATGCAGGTTACTGACCTCATCACTGACGAGCAGACGCAGGGCGATGTCAACGTGACGTTCAAAAGCCGCTTTTACCCGAATGACACTGAGTATACGCACGGGCCATACACTCCCTCAGACCCAACGTCTGTGCGGTTCTCAGGTCGTCAGGTGCGCATGAAGGTGGAAGGTCAGACACTGGCAAACTGGAAGGTTGGCACAATGCGCGTTGATGCTAAAGCGGGTGGGCGTAGGTAATGGCAGCCCCCGTATTACCGCCAATCACGGACAACCTCAAAACGTGGGGGCGTGAGCTTACAACGTATTTGCAGCGTCAGTTGCCGCGTTTGTACTTTAAAACGTCTACAGACAGCCCAGCGGAGAATGGCGTTATCTTGTGGGATGAGACAAACAAGTACCCTGTTGTGTCCAAGGATGGCGCGTTTGTGCAGATCGTCTTAGAGGATGGTCACGCCAACCTGATCCGCACGACAGACGTAACGGCTGCGGCAGTAAACACAGCCTACGCAATACAGTATGACACTCCGACAGGTAATGTTGGTATTTCACTAGATGGCACTGATCCAACGAAGATCGTATTTGCTGAGGGTGGTGAATACTTGCTGATGTTCTCAGCGCAGATTAGCTCAACGTCATCTAGCACGGTCAACTTCTACTTCTGGCCTCGCTTAAACGGCACAGACGCCGAAGGCTCAACTATGAGAAACAGTTTGCACCAGAATGGGTCAACGCTTGTTGTATCACGTGCGGCAAAGTTTGACGTTTCGGCTGGAGACTACTTGCAAGTTATGTGGGCGGTGGATAGCACGTCAGGCTTTTTAGATGCGACTGCGGCGGCATCGCCAATACCATCGGCACCAGCGACAACGCTTGCGATTACGAGGATGCATGGCTAGGGGTGTTAATATGACGGATAATGTTGTACATTTATACCCAACGCCACGCGTGACGATTTTGCCAGTGCTAGAGGATGACTTTGACCGGTTTCTGGGCGCAGGCATGGAGCTGATAGCTCCGGCGGTCGCAAGGCAAGCAAACAACGTCACCATGCAGGACGTTGAAGACGACATAAGAGGCGGGGGCGCAGTCATGTGGCTGGTTCACGTCGAGGACACGCTGGTAGCGGCCGTGACAACGTCCGTCGTAAAGCACCCTCAGAGAAACACCCTGAAGATTGAGTTTATGGGCGGAACGCAAATGGAGAAGTGGATGAACGATGCGATCGCAACATTTGCCAATCTCGCCCGCAAAGCCGATCTGGGAGCTGTCGAAGCGGACGGCAGAATGGGATTTGATAAATACGTAGACGCGTCACCGTTTCGCGAAATCTACAGACACTATGTGATGGAGTTAACCTGATGGGCTCGACTAAAACAGAAACAGCAAAGATGCCGCAGTTTCAGGAGGACTTCCTGAAGGAAACGGTAATCCCGTTCGCAGAAGACTTTCTCGCTACGCCATATGAATCCTACACCGGAGAACGCGTTGCCGGCATGACGCCTCTACAGCAGCAGGCGATGAGCGGCTACGGCTCACTAGGTATGGGCGGCCCACAATACGCGCAAGCTGCCAGCACTTATGGGCAGCTCGCTGGAATGGGTACGCCAGAGGCGCAGGCGGCTGATATTGGTGCGGCAGAGCGCATGGGCGGCGTTGGTCAAGTCGGCGACGTAACAGCCGGCCAACTTGCGTCAGCAGACATTGGTCGCTACATGTCGCCATATACACAGGGCGTAATTGAGAGTAGTCTGCGCACGCTAGGTGGGGCGCAGGAAATGGCGTTAAATAAACAGGCTGCGCAAGCCGAGGCCGCAGGCGCATTTGGCGGCTCTCGCCAAGCGCTCGCGGAAGCTGAGACGCGCAAGGCATACGGGGAGCAAGCCTCTGACTTAGTATCAAAGCAAATGCAGCAAGCGTTCCAGCAAGCGCAGGGTGCAGCTCAGTTTGATATTGGCCAGCAAGCACAAGCACAGGCGCTTAATCAGCGAGCGGCGGAAGCTGCGGCAGCTCGTGAGCAAGCGGCTAGATCAGGCAACATGGCGGCGGCTAATCAGTTTGCAGCGCAGCAAGCGCAGCTTCAGCAGCAAGCCAACTTGGCCAACCAGCAGGCGGCGCTATCCGCTGCGGGCGTTCGCGGAGCGGGCGCGGCCGGACTTGGCTCGATTGCAGGCCAGCAGCTACAGTCGCAGCTTGCCGGACTTGGCGCGCAGACAGCCGCCGGAGAGGCGCAGCGTGCGCTGGGGCAGGCGCAGCTTGACGTGCCGTACCAAGATTACCTTGCGCAGATGCAGTATCCGCTTACACAGTTTGGCGTTCTTACGGGCACAGCCGGTGCTATTCCACAAGGCTACGGCACAACGACGACGCGAACTGGCGGTCTGGGGCCAGCGCTAGGTGCATTGGGTTCAGTTGGTATGGGCTTTGGTATGGCTGGATTAGGGCCGCTTTCGGGGCTTCAAGGATCAGGTTTAGGCTTCAATCCATTTAGTTTGGGCAATTAGGAGTTAAGAAATGGGATTTCAAATAGACCCAATAACAGGCGAGTTAATTAGGACTCCTTCCATCATGCCGGAAGGGACAAAAATTGAGCCTCCAGCGGTTCCGATAAGCGAGCAAGGTGACATATTTAATAGTGGCTTCCCAACAGCAAATGATTCAGAGCTAACAGTTGACACTGGTAAACCGTTAGTTACGCCTGTAGGGGCTCCATTAGTTGCCACGATGAACGCTAATGCAAATGTACCGCCTGCGCCCAATTCTCCTTTAACACAACCAATCCCACAAGACCCATTTGAAGGGCTGTCTCGTAATCAGAGATTAATGCTGGCTTTTGCTGGCATAAAAGATGCCGGACTTGCATTACAGGGTAAAGAGGGTGGCGCTCTTGAAGCTACATTAACTGGCTTCCGCGAGCGCGCCGACATGGAGCGTAAGCGCCAAGCGGCCGTAGCGCGCCAACAAGCGGTGCAATCTATGATGGGTGGAGCAATGCCGGCAGCGGCTGGCGGCGACATGATTGCGCAACTTGAAGCGCGTAGGGAGGCTATGCTTCAGCAGGCGTACTTATACCCCGACTTGGCCCCATCAATTAAGCTGTCAATTGATAACATTAACGCTGAAATTGAGCGCCTACGCAAAGAAGAGTTTGCCAGCCAAGATACGGCAATGGGGGCATCGACAGTACTTAACACTGTAAGTGATTTATCTGAAGCCGTTAAAGCAAACCCAAATATCACCGGCCCAATTGGTATGATACTTGGTGTCCTGCCGTTTACTGAAGCCGGCGAAGCTCGATTAAACATCGAAACACTGCGTGCTAACTTGGCGTTCGATACACTGCGCAACATCAAGGCTGGCGGTGCTACACTTGGGTCAGTTAGTGCTCCAGAGCTTGCGTTGCTAGAGGCTAAAGTTGCAAACTTGAACCTAAACAGATCAACAGAGGCCGTTCTTAAATCGCTTGAAGAGATTGACCGCTACTACAAGCAGCTAGTGATTAACACCTACAATCGCGCAGACGATCCAAGCAAGCTAGACGACATCTTTGGCGGGCGTCCAGCTTGGGCTGGGGGAGAAACCGCAGAGCTACCGTCGTTCTCATTTGAAAACGCACCTATTGGCGAGCTAGTTGTCGACCCTGAAGACAATAAAGTTTACAAATTCTTAGGTGGAAACCGCGATAGTGCGTCAAGTTGGCAAGAGGTGCAATTCTAATGGCTGGCCCATCATGGACAAAACAAGACAGCGAAGCGGCTCCTAAAAGCGGCCCATCTTGGACAAAAGAAGCGCAAGCGCAGCCCCCCGCGGATGCAACTAAAGTCATTACCGATTTTGGCGATGGCAGCTTCATCGTTGAGGGCACAAGCGGTCAGCCGACATTTGTTGACCAGATTTCTGGCTACACAACATCAGACATAGCCAAAATTTCTGAGATTGCGAAGTCTAAGGGTGGACGCCAACGAGCCGGCGACATCTACCGAGGTGAAATCGCACAAGAGATCGCCGGAGAGTTGCCAACACGCGCGGCGTCTATGGCAAAAGGCATTCCGTTTGTGCGTGGCTATGTTGAGCCGACATTCGCCGGAGCGCGTGCAGTTACTCAGGGTATGTCGCCAACGACTGCCATGGATACGATACGCGAGGCAATCGCACGCCGTGAGCAAGAGGCGCCACTTACCGTCGCCGCATCCCGCCTTGGTACAGGCATTGCTACAGCGGCAGCCACAGCGCCCTCTATGACAGCAAAGACAGTTGTAGGACGCACCGCTCAAGCGGCGGGCTATGGTGGTGGTATGGGTGTCCTAGAGGGGATTATAGGCGGCTTTGGTGAGGGCTTGTTTTCTGGAGATGTAGATTTCCAAAGGGCAGCGGATACCGCAGTTCGCCAAGCGGGAATCGGTGGCGTCGCTGGTCTAGGGTTTGGTATGGCCGGTCAACCAGCCGCGGAAGGCTTAGGTGCGCTGTATGGCAACTATCTACGTGAGCCCGTTCGCAACATTGTTGAGAAGATCGGATTCAAGAAGGACGCAGCAAACGTCGTCGAAGAGTTTTTGGCCATGGATGCGGCGCAGGCCGTAGAGAGCGCAGAGCAAGTTGGCCCGTATGGATCGATCTCAACGCTAGGCCCGAATACAGAGGCTCTGCTAGACGCAGTGGCAAACACGCCAAGCGAAGGTGCGCGGATCGCAAAGCAGAACCTTGACGAGACTGCACTTGCAGCGTCACGCGATTTGAACGATCGTTTAAATAACGTACTTGGCGAGCCAACACCAGTAGGCGAAGGCATACTGACGCAGAAGTCTGACATTATGATCTCGACAGCCGCGGAGCGTCGTGAGGCGTATGACGCAGCTTACGACTTCCAAATTGACGCAGACACCGAAGGCGGTGCGGCGGTGCTTAACCTGTTTGGCCGTGTTGATCCGTCAGACTTAGCTGGAGCTAAAACACTTTTACGTGAAGCTGGTGAGAACCCAGACTTACTAGAGAATCCAACTGTGGCCACGATCGACTATGTCACTCAGCAGCTTTACGATGCTGGCCAAGCGTTAAAGCGACAAGGTCAGGCGCGCGCGGCGCAGTCCAAGATGAACCTTGCACGCGAGCTGCGGTCAGCGTTGGATGAGATCAACCCAGATTATGCAAAAGCACGCGCAGCCGGTAAGGATGCGATTGACCAGAAGCTCGCAGCGGACTTGGGTAACGACATCCTAAGCCCACGCGTAACACGCGAAGACGTAGCACTGGCTATGAAGAACGTAGATGAGGTTGGCGCGAAGCAGCTCAAACTTGCACTACGCAATCGTATTGATGAACTAATGGCCAACGCAAAGATTAACCCTCGCGCACGCAATGAGGCGGAGGTCGTCGAGGCGCTTGCAGCGCTGAAGGCGATGAACAACCGCGCGGTTGCACAGAAATTGCAGCTTGCACTTGGCAAGGACGCAGCGGATGCACTTGGCGAACAGATCGCGCAGACATCTAGCGCACTGCTACAGCAGGCACAGGTTGCCGCAGGGTCACGCACTAACATTCGACGCCTAGTCGATGATCGTCTCAAAGAAGTGGTCGGAGAGCCGCTGGGAGCGACCGTGGGGCGCCAAGGCATCATTCCTACTATTGCGGGTGGTGTCGCAGATACCGTGCTCAGTGGGCCAAGCCAGCGCGAGCGTATCGCCGGTCTGGCAAGCGAAATTGCGCCTGTACTTACGCAGCGTATGACGCCGGAAGACTTACGTCGTCAGGCGCAGATGATGCAGCAGATGACGGGCTACATCGATCGTGCAAGCCAAGGCGCGCGTGCAGCTCGTGATGTGACTGCGGGCATCGCGCAGGGCGCAGGACGCCAGCAGGCTAGACGTGAAGAGCAAGACCCAATGACGGTCAACTTAATGCGTCAACTGGGCCTTGATGCATTCGTAAACCGTATGCGCTAAGACTTCGCCGCGCGCTTCTTCGGCGCCGGCTTCGTTTCGTTTAGCTTATCGATTTCAGCGGATTGATCTTGGATCAGGGTCGCGGCTTTTTCGCATGAGCGGAACAGCGCCAGCATGTTGTGTACACGGTGCGGCTGGTTCAGGATGCGGACAAGTTCGCGTTGTTCTTCAGTTAGCATGGGTAATCCTCCGTTAAATGCTAGTTAACTTTTAACACGCATAGGGATTGTAAAGCAAATCGGAACTAAATATAGTGCAGTGGAATGCACAGGACACACCATGTTCCTCATTCGCCTCCCTGTACTGCCCTGCGCGAAAGCGTGGGGCATTTTTTCTTGCATATGTGTTAGCACAATGTTAACAAGAGGGAGTACAGAAGGAGAATCAAAAATGGCATACGACCCTACACATGAATACGAGCACCGCTACGAGCCAGCCATCCGCGCACGCAAGATGGCTAACGCCGCGCGCACAAAGCAACGTGAATGGATCGCGGCTGACGATCGCGCACAAGAAATCATCGACTTTCTGGAAGGCTACCCAGCGGAGCAAGACGCAGGCTTTTTCTGCGCGGTAAAGTACGGCATCCTTACCTTTGGTAAGCCAACCGACACCATGCGTGACAAGATGGTCGAGATATTAGACGATCGCAAAGCTAAGGTCGCTGAATGGGCGTCTCAGGATGCCAAGTCATCATGGATTGGTGAGGTAGGTATGCGCGGTCGATTTACCTTTAATGTCACAATCGTCTCCAGTTGGGATGGCATGTATGGAACCACATATCTGCACGTTTGCCGTGACGCTAATGGCAACATCATAATTTACAAAGGCTCAAACCCTTGGAACGCTGGCGACAAGATCACATGCATGGCCAAAGTGAAGGCGCATGATCTGCGCGAAGGCGTCAAACAGACCGTCATCCAACGCCCCACAAAGGTAGAGATCAATGTGGCCCAGTAACCTAGTAGATTTTATCAAAGCGCTGCACAACGTCGATGTTGTGTGGCGCCCAACAACACCGGAAGAGGAGTGTCCATTTTGACTTACGATATCACAACTGGCGAATACGTCATGACACCGCAGGAGCGCATGGAGCAACTGGTTGACCGCATCAAGAAGCGCCTGATTAAGATTGAGCGCCTGAACGAAGTTAGAGGCGTGCGCTGGAGCGGCCACAGCGCAGACATCGGAATAGAGCAGGCATTGCTCTTAGATGACCGCGCAGAGCTGCGCCAGCTACAGAAGGAGCTTGGAATAGATGTCACTGTCTAATGCACTACTGATCACTCTGTGCGCCTTAGCGGGCGCCTCAGTGGCACGTATGTTTGAGATGCTAGTAATGGGGGTAATGTAATGAGTTTCACTTGGCCAAAGGGTGTGCCGCCAACGGAGGAACGCTGGCTAAAGTGCCTGCACCATTTGTACGCAACGTGCGCCATCGAAAACAAGATTTTGCAGAAAAAGGTAAATATGACTAACGCGCAGCGTGCAGCCGGTCAAAGGGGTGGGCGTAAGCGTAACGAGCGCCACTACCAGACGATCAAGGAGATGGCTGCGCAGGGATACAGCAACGACCAAATTGCGCGAAGGTTAGATATAACGCGACAGCGGTTATACGAGTTTCGATCTAAGCATAAAATATGATATAAGGCTCCTACGGGAGCCTTTTTCTATGGAGGATGTAGCCATTCCCTATGCCGATAAGGAGCGCCAAAAGGCGTATAATAAAGAGTATCGCAAAAAGTATTACCAAAAAAACAAAAGGAAAATCCAAGACCGAATCAATAGCTATCGCCGCAAGAAGCGCGTGGAATATCGTGAGTGGAAGGCAACGCTATCGTGCGTCAAGTGCGGATTCTCCCACCCAGCAGCGATAGACTTTCATCACGTCATCAAAAGCGATGACAACCAACGCGTCACCGACCTTGTCCGCAATGGTCGGTTCGGCGCGGCTCAGAAGGAAGCATTGGAGCGTTGCATCGTTCTATGTGCAAACTGTCATCGAGTGCTTCACGACGAGGAGAAGTAAATCGTGCGGAGAGCCAGCAAGTGTCGGGCTATACTGGGGAACCAACAAAACCGCCCGTGGTAGGGACGCGGCACGTTAATTCTGCTCTCCGCCACGCCTTTCTAAAGTAGCGTGCGGCGCGGTCAACGGCAAAATGCTATTGACCGCAAATTCTTTCGAACGTCTCATTATGTACGATCGTATCGGTCAATAATCCGCGGTCGTACTGCATCAGAATATCCACTGTATCGCTAGACTTAAACATGTGCGGCTTGGCTAAGTCGCAGTAGCTACCGCCCGTTATCGTTGCGCACCCACTTAGAAGCACGCTCAGCAAGCCCAGTGTCGTCAAGAGCTTCAACTTCATCTTCTATCTCCTTCGCCTTCATAATGTCTTCGAGGCGCTTATCTTTGATTTCGTATTCCAAATCGTGGCGTCCATCCGCCTTGCCACGGAAGTACACGGTGACAACGGCCACAAGTGCGGCCCCAACGATCCACAGGTACATCTTCAGTCTGGCCAATATAAACATCAGCGGTCGCCCTTATTCCACTTCTTCAGGCGCTCCATATCGACCACCCCTAACGCTACCATACCCACCAGAGCGAACACCCCCATCAGGGCCAGCTTCTGCCACTCTAGCCCACCGATAACACCAACAAGGGGTGTAGCGGCAGACGTAACCTTTGCAATGGTTGATGCCTGTACCGTCTTCGACTGGATGATCCGCGTCTTCTGTTTCTTGGGTTCCGGTTCTGCGTTGCTGAGCCATGCTGACACCTCGAAGCACGGGCACATTTTCGGAGATACTGAATTATGCCCAATGATGGTTGCGATTGCGGGGTACTCCATGCGGAGTTGTGCAATCAGCCGGCGTAGCGCGCGATCTTGTTGAGGCGTGAAGTGCTCTTCGAACTTATCGTCCTGAGAGCCACCGTGTCCGCCCCATAATGCGATGCCAACTGATGTCTTATTATATCCCTTCGCGTGCGCGCCAGACTTTTCAATCGGGCGCCCTTCCGTAACCGTACCGTCGCGGTCAATGAGGTAATGGTATCCAATGTCTGACCAGCCGCGGTCTAAATGCCAGCTCTTACACTCGGCCATCTTGTCTTCCGCTGATCTGCTCTCCCACCACTCCGCGCGTGTCGCAGTGCAGTGAACTATAATCGTGTCTATTTTCCGCATTTCTCACAAGCCTCCTTCTTGGCTGGCGTTACGTTAACAGATGACTTGCTATTTGTATATATGCCGAAGAAGCCTGCACCGGCGCCCACGATGACGCTTACGAAGGCGCTCTGGGCGTTTGTGGGCGTATCGAGCGCCATGAACCAAGTCGTCGTCTGATAGAACGCCACGCCGTACAGCGTGATAATCATGCGCGGCCAGATGCGCCACTTGTCGAGCCATTCAGGAGTTATTGGCATAATGCTCTGCGATCCTCTTATTTCTGGTGATCAGGAGTACCTTACCAGTAGCGTCGTAGACGACGTATTTACCGTTGCGCTCTGCAATCACCACTTACCCATGTACTGGCCAAGGTAATACAAGCCGGCCACGCATGTGGCGAACGCCACCGTGATTGCCAGTGCCATCGCGATCTGCTCGTTGCGTTTCTCTCGCGCCTTCACGGCCGCCTTCTTCGCTTCAGCGCGCTGCGTGCGCACCTTGGCCTCGTAGGACACCCACCTGTCCCAAGTGCCACTCGGAGCGTAGAGCCGGCACCAGCTTTCAAGCTCAACCCTTTTCTGGCGAATGTCCTCCAATGCCTGAAACTCTTCCCAGTCGCCCTCTGAGCCGCCTGTGATCGCTGTAAGCGGGCTCTTCTTCTTGCGCTCGACGGCGGACTTGATGTCCTCCTCGGCTGTCAAAAACTTCCCGATAGAGCCCATTAGACTGGCAGTTTCTTTTCCGTTAGAGAGAGCGGTGCGAATCACAGAATACGCTGCGTTCGCGGCGGCAATGGATTCCAGTATGGCCATAGTCAGACATTCCTATACTCCGCACACGGCTCCCACAGCGGCTGATATTTTTGTAAATTATACTCTATTTCCGGTGAAGAATAAACGCAGACAATCACGGGCACTGGCCCCATTGGCATCGTGACCCACGTTACAGCAACGTGGATCAGCACCCAAAGCATTACTTTCTCAATGCTTGTTCGATGTTATCCAGTTTCTGGAAGATGGCTTTGATGGTTTCTTTCATCTCTTTCATCTCGCGGTCGTGCGCGGTTTTGTCCGCCTCATACTTAGATTTCAACACAGCAATCTCCGTATCGTGCTTATTTAAACGTGTATGCATAAGCCACACAAACGCCACTAAGGGCGCCACAAGCCAACGCAGAATAGGCTCAATCATATCCAGCATGTCTAACCTCAAGAAACTTTTTATCAACATAACACATGCAACCCACTTGCACCATAATCACTTCAATGTTAACAAAGTGTGAAAGACGGAGGATTTTATGTATAAACTTAAACAAATCGGCCCACGCATTCGTGAGCATGTGTACGACGCGCTGCACAATTACAGCGCTATGACACGGCTATCCATGTCGAAGATAGTCGAGGACGCTGTAAAGGAGTACTTGCAGAGACAAGGCTTTGAGGTGTCTGATGATCATCGGAGTTGATTGCGGATACCGTACAGGCGGCGTTGCCATCGTCGGCGACGATTGGGCAGAGGTTCACGACTTACCAACATACGATGAGGGCGGCGTCGACGTAGTAGCACTGATGGACATATTAACGTCGGTCGAGCGCGTGGATCACATTTACATCGAGAAACAGCAGGCCATGCCAAAGCAGGGCGTGTCATCGACATTTAAACTTGGATACGGGTTCGGTCAGATCGTGACGACGTGCGCGCTATCGCGCTCGCCATATACGCTAGTGACGCCTAACAATTGGAAGCGTTCTCTCAACCTGCCGCGCGACAAGGACGCCGCACGTAGGCTGGCGCAGCAATGGTTCCCTAATTTAGCTGGCCAGCTTAAACGCAAGAAGGACGAACACCGTGCGGAGGCGCTTCTGATTGCGCTTTACGGAAAGGGAAAGAACTAATGCCAGTACACTACGACATACCAAACGAAAACTACCACCAATTGCACCACCTATCGTCGTCAGGCGCAAAGACGATCGCGCTGCAATCGCTGGCCGATTACAAGCACGGCGAGCGTAAGGAGACGACGGCGATGCTGATGGGGTCAGCGGCGCACACGCTTACCTTTGAGCCGCATCTCGCAGATACAATCTGGGAGTGGGGCGGCAGACGCGCCGGAAAAGAATACAACGAGCTAAAAGAAAGCGCAGACGCTGCCGGTGCGATCATCTTAAACACGCAGGAATACGACAAGGTGCACCGCATGGCGGAGGCCGTCAGGGCTAATAGCGCGGCCGCTGAGTTGCTATCCGGTAAACTTGTGTGCGAGGCTAGCATATTAACGACAGACGCGCTCACAGGCGTTGACATGCGCGCACGTCCTGACGGGTGGCGCACTGACATAGCGTGCCTGTTAGACTTGAAGACGACGATCGATCCATCGCCTGATGGCTTTGCAAAGCAGGCGGCAAATTTGGGCTACCACATACAGGAAAGCTGGTATCGTCGCGTAATGGAGCTTGACGGACATGAGGTAGATCGGTTTATCTTTATAGCTGTCGGCAAAGACGCACCATACAAAGTAGGTATTTACGAACTCGACACCGAAAGCCTTAACGAAGGCGATGCGGCTGTCCAGTACGCGTTAGAGCAATACGCAATAGCGCAAGCAAACGACGATTGGGGTTACGATTACGGAGAGTTAACTACGATCCGTATTCCGCCTTGGTCGTTTAAATTTACTCAGGCAAATTAAGTCAAGGAGACACATTATGCCAATTTCATTCGGATCAACTGACGGCGAAAACACCGGCGTTTACATACGCGGCAACCTACCGCAAAACCGCTGGTGGGCTAAGACGGAGGCAGGCGATGAAGCTATCGACATGGATCGCGGCTTTGCGATCGACATTAAAGACGTTACCTTCGGGTGGCTTCACATTGACATCGGCGTCCGCGATTGGCAGCCGTGGCCGTCGCCAGCTCAGCGCACTGAGCGTCCAAGCGAAAGCCACAAGCAAGGCTTTAGCGTCAATTGCTGGCTCAGTGATGGGCGCGCTGCGGAGTTTTCTGGCAATTCATACGGATTGGGCCAGTTCATTGCAAAGCTGTACAACCAAGCTGAGACAATGCCAGAGTTCACTGCTGGCAAAGTTCCGGTCGTCCAAGTGACGTCGACAACACCTGTCGTCGTAGGCAAGGGCACGTCGTATGACGTAGGCTTCAACATCCGCACATGGATCGACAAGCCCGCGGCAGACGCTGCACCGGAAGCGCCTGTGGCAGCGGCGCCAGCTCCTGCACCGGAGCCAGCGGCGGCGCCAGCCGGAGACAATAACTTCGGGTTCTAACAAATGTAATAACGTGGGGCGCTGCGGCGCCCTACGTACAACGACGCACGGGGAAACGAATGTCAGAAGCATATTTTAATAAGGTCGTCGATGGAGCAGTAGGCGACGTCATTGCGTCCATGAAGGGCGGCAGAAACGAAAACTTAAACAAAGCAGCATTTTCAATCGGCAGGCACGCACACATGTCGCCGGCCAACATTGACGCGGCCATCCTGCAACTGCACGCGGCGGCGCGTCAGATCGGGCTCAAGGATTTCGAGATAAAGTCAACAATTGGCAGCGGCTTTAAGCGCGGCGGCGAAAACCCAAAGCAACTCGAGAACTCGGATATACAACCGTATATACCAAGTGAACTGGAGCGTTTGGTTGCACGTCTGGCCAGTAAAGACTTAATCATACGTGACGAGGAAAGCCGCAGAGACAAAATCAAGAAGGCGCAGGAGGCGTGGGAGCGCGCCGTACCGATCACAAGAGAAAACCTAGACGCGGTAAAGCCTGCGCTTCTTTACCTCAATTCACGCGGCCTCAGAGCGAGCGCAGCGGTCAACGTGGCAAAGTTTAGCCCCAACGTCTATGACGGGCCCGCGATTATCTTCGCAGCGACAACACCGGAGGGCGAAATCGAGGGCATCCAGAGCGTTCTCATAACGCCAGAGGGAAAGAAGCGCGAGGTCAACGGCATTGCGAAATATTCGCGCGGCGTGATTGCCGGCAACGTAATGCAGATCGGAGAAACGCAAGGCGAAAAGCCAATCGTCATTGTCGAGGGGCCGGAGGACGCGCTCAGCATACGGCAGGCAGCCAAAGACGATGCGGCGGTGATCTGCACCTTCGGCAAAGCGGGAATGGCGACGTACACGCCTCCACGCGCCTCAGACGTGACGATATGCGCAGACCCTGACCTCGACATCGAAAAGTGCGTCGACGTCCTGAAGGGCGACGGAAGCACGCAGGTGCACGTCATACGCTTCGACCAGCTAGACGCCGAAAACGTCAAGGACGCAAACGACTACCTACGTGAGGCCGGCGAAACAAAATTGCGTGAAGCACTAGCAACCGCGCAACTTTATGAAGAGGCCAAGCAGATACAGCTCGAGAGCGAGCGCCAGTGGCCAACTGAGTTCGAGGTTATCGACCCGTCGCTTATACCAAAGCGGCGTTGGATATATGGCACGCACTACATCCGCGGATACGTGAGCGTGCTGGCGTCGATGGGCGGCGTGGGTAAGACATCCATGCAGCAAGTAGAATCGTGCGCCATTGCGCTGGGCAAGCCGCTACTGGAGGAGCCGGTTCGCGAGCAGTGCAACGTGTGGGTCATCAACGGCGAAGACCCATACGAGGAAATGCAGCGACGTTTCGCGGCCATCTTCATCCACTATGGCATCAAGCCGGAGGACATACGCGGCAAGCTATTCCTCGACGCTGGCCGTGATCTCATGATCCAGTTCGCAAAGCAAACGCGTGACGGCATCGTAACGGACGAAGATATGCTAGAGTACATGATCGAAAAGATAAAACGCCACAACATTGGGCTGGTCATCATAGACCCGTGGGTAGGTTTCAACGACATCAACGAAAACGATAACGTCGCAATGAACGCGGCGGTCGCAGCGGCGCGCTACGTCGCAGACAAGACCGACGCCGCGATCGTGCTAACGCACCACATTCGCAAGACAAACGGCGAAGACGCAACGGTCGACAGCGTCCGCGGCGCCGGATCGTTGATCGGTGCAGCTCGCGCAGCACGCGTCATCAATCGTGTTAGCCAAGAAGACGCGATGAAGCTGGGCGTGTCGGAGCATGAGGCGCTCGGCATATTCCGCGTAGACGACGGAAAGGCAAACCTCGCACCGCCGGCCGCAAAGGCGCTGTACCGGCGTATGCACGGGGTGGAGCTGCCAAACGGCGAATACGTGGGCGTCTGCGTGCCGTTCAAAATGCCAGACTTGTTCGACGGGGTCAGCGCAAAAGACGCGCAGGCCGTGCAGCGTCTCATCGGGGCGGCCGCGGAACGGGGCGAGCCAATGCGCGCAGATGCACGCGCTAAGTCGTGGGCGGGCAATGCGGTGGCCGTGCAGCTCGACCTAGACTTGGACAAGCAGCACGAGAAGGCGCGCGCTAAGGCAATCCTGAAGAAGTGGATCGAGACAAACGTGCTGAAGGTCGAAGAGTGGCCAGATAAACGGCAGGGGCGGGACGTGCAGTGCGTCGTCGTCGGGGAATGGATCAACGCGTCGGAGGTGGGGTGATGAGCCGTCACAGCCAGAAATCTAAGCAGCGTCATCCCGACGCACCGCGCGAGCACTTTGAGGTGGCGCACATAACATTCGAGATTGCGCCGGACGCAAAGACGTTCGCGCTCATAGCGGGGCAGGCGTACAGCGCAAAGGATCGCCGGCCGCTGTTTAGCGCGCACATAGAAAAGGGCATGAGCGAGCAGCTACGTGAGCTGGCGTTCAGGCTCAGACAATTGGAGAGGGAACTATGAGTAAAGATTTCGACTATTACTACGATCGCTTGGAAGTGTACAAAGACAGCATCGAGGTCGCGGACGGCGTTGAGAGTATGCACTGCAAGGAGCATCTATACTGGCCAAGGGAAGGGTCACTACACATTCGCGGGCTGTGGCATTTAACGCTGAAGCTCGCAGCGCATGGAAAGCGGATGCAGAAACGTATTAAGGAGCTGGAGGAGCAGATCAATGAGTAACACAAAGCAAGTTATTAGCATCGTGCATAAAGAAGGTACTGACGAATTTGAGCTAATCTATGAAGAGCACGTAGAGATGTTAGATGCTCTGCAAGCGTTTAAGTTAACTTTGATGGCTATAGACGAGTTAGAAGAATGGCAAAACCAAGCTAAAAGAAACATTCGCGCGGGGCTTGGATTATGAGGCCAACATACGAAACGCAAGTCGACCGCAACAACGAGCGCCGCCTCGCGGCAAAGATTGAGAAGCACTACAACTGCATGCTCACAAAGATGCCAATGAAGCTGAGCCTAGACTTCATGGCGATGCGCGACGGGAAAGCGGTCGCGTTCATCGAAGCTAGGCAACGCAAGATCGCAATGAACACGTACCCGACGTACATGCTGTCGCTCTACAAGGCGACGCAGGCGCGCCTGCTAACGATGACTACGGGGCTGCCGTGCTTCCTCGCCGTGCAGTGGACGGACAAGGCTGGCATGGTGCGGCTGCCGCCGTCGCTCGAGGATTTTTACGTTGAGGTCGGCGGAACGACGCGACGAGACGATCCACAAGACATCGAGCCTATGGTACACTTCGACATAGCTAAGTTTAAGGAGCTGTGACAATGACACTACCAACGCCAATACGTGAAATAGAAGAAGACGAAAACAAGCTGGAGCTTGGGCGCATCGTATGGGACGAGGAAATCGGAGGCGCCGTGATCGAGTGGTGCGCAGATGAGATGCCAATGATGTCATCGGCGGGTGATGACGTGGCATTCGTGATGGAGGTGCTGCAAGGCATCGACACCGACGTGACGATGGCCAAGGCGCTGAATATTGCGTTGCTTAGAGAGGGGTCGAATGGCACTTTGCATTAGTTCCTCAGTTTCCTCAGTTGAACTGAGGTGGAGTGAGGAAGTGAGGTAAAAGAGGCCGATTTTAGTTCCTCCTCAGTTATTACGTATATATACGTAACTGAGGAGGTAACTTCGGACTGAGGTGAAAGTAACTGAGGAAAGTGGAGGAGTTGTAGCATGGCAAAGAAAGGGAAGCGTTCGCTGGCTAACCATAGGGAAGCGAAGGCGAGAGGGACGTTGAATAGTGAGGGGACTAAGATCAGTGCTGGCGTATGGGGCCAGTTGCGTCCGCTCGATGAAAAGGCAAGAGAGAAGATTGCGAAGTGGGGTGACACGTTGCCAGACTTAGTGTCTCCGGATTTAGCTGGACGCTTCGAGGCGGCATACGAGGCGCTCAGAGAGCGTGTGGATGCGGATGACGTGGTTGGCACTAATCAGATCGCAACGCAGCTCATGAGGGCGTGGGACGTCTTGGAGAAGGCTGCGGAGGATGCAGGGCACAAGCCGCTGCCGCCGCACGCGTACTGCGTGGAGATCGATGACGTGATCGTGTGCTTTGCATTGCACGGGTGGGCGGAGCTACGGAAGAAGCATCCAAGCTGGATCGTGTACAGCTTCGAGGATGCTGCGCGCGTGATCAGGTTTGACTGGACGGAGACTTTCCTGAACAATGCGTTCAATGCGTTTCCGAATGCAAAGGTAACGCGGATGGTGCGTGATGGAGACGATCGCATCAACTGGGATTTAGGTGGAGATGAAATACCATGGTAACGAGAGAAGAAATACTGGCGATAGCAGAGGGCGTGATCAGTGGGGATCGCAACAAGGATTACGGAGACGCAAAGGATAACTTTGAGACGATCGCAGCGTTGTGGTCGTCCTATCTGGATCACGACTTCACAGTAGTGGACGTGGCCAACATGATGATACTGCTAAAGATAGCACGCAGTAAGACGTCGCCGCGGAAACAGGATCACTGGGTCGACATCTGCGGCTATGCAGCATTAACAGGAGAAATTGTGAGCGATGGGCGGTGAAGTAGGCAAGACAAAGATCGCAGCGTTAGAAGCGGTCGGTGAGGATGAGCTGTTTGAGCAGATAGCGCAGGGCAAGAGCGTGCGTAACATCATGAAGGAGCAGAACATCGGGTACAAGCTGTGGGCGAAGTGGTTGGACGCTAAAGCCGGTCGACGTGATCGTTACGCGACTGCACAGCTAGAGGCTGGACACTATTACGCCGAGCGTGCAGTCGATACGGCGCAGACAACTGATCCGTCGATGGTCAACGTAGCGCGCTTGCAAGTGGATACGGACAAGTGGATGGCGTCCAAGCTGAACGCGCAGTACGACACGAGACAACGTGACGTGGCGATCAACATCAGCGTCAACGACTTGCACGCTCAGGCTGCGGCGTTACTTGGCGACGTGATCGACGGTGAAGCGGTAGAGGTAGACGATGACGACGTCTAACGAGGTAAAGGTAATCGAGATCACTGAGCACGAGGATGGCTCTGCTACGCTGAGCGTGGACATGTCGAAAGAGCTTTACGCGTTCTTCTTTGAGCACGGCTTTCGTCAGGTGCTTATGCGCGCTCTCGAACAGGAGCAGGGTCGTGATGACGTGTGAGTGGCGAAATCGCACATTGGCTCACAGTCGCACACGCGTGCGCGCGAATAACAGAACGAGCGTTCAATTACAATCGTTTGACACTACATCTTGTGCCATTGCGTTATTTGCATGGCTCGCTGGCGCGTGGCATCGCGCAAACGCCTTATTTATATGTCGCATGCAAGAAGTGGAATTTAACATAATCGACATTATCGGAGTGACCTATGCACTCAGCGCAAATGACCCCCCCCTTCGATTCGGCGGGCGGGTGCAAATGCAAAGGACGTCCCCACCTGTCTCTTATACACATCTGACGCTGCCGAC